TCATGCTATTCGGGTGAATGTACCGCTGCTCACCGCGGTCCAGTCCTCTCCGCCAGAGTTAAGAACTACAACCTTAGCATTTACCCCTGATACAACAGGAGCCGTGTTATTAGTTTTACTTGTGTCTCTTGATAAGTCCCCGCCTATAAAGGTTACTTTCAAGATGCCTACTCCACCGCTATCTACATAATAAATATGGGTTGGTGCGACAGAGGCTTGCTGGTCTATCGGTAGATACCCATTAACTGTAAGAGAACGAACAAAGCTAGGGTTAGCAAAACTTCTTACGCGTATCTGTCCACCATACACAAACTCCGTGGCGCAGGTATTCATAACGATGCTATAGGGGTCTGTGAAGTCGAAGGCGTAGCAGACTGTCTCACCAGGCATAGGTGTAATCTCTTCTGCCGTACAGTTCGTCATGGTGGTGTACTGCAAACGACCAATCTGAAACCCAAACTGATATCCTCTAACCTGAACAAGCCGCATATCCATACTGGTTCCAGACGAATACAAGGTTGAGTTTCTGTAATCGCTTATACTAACCCCAGCATAACCGTACCCGTTGTATTGTGTTGCAGATAGCATCTCCATGATGCCTGAGAATACTACATATGCACCTATTCCTATGTACGCACCTTCTACAGATACTTGACGTATGACAGGAGATGCTGATTTACCTAAGAACAATCCGTAGTATGGTCTTGTGGTAGCTACATTTTCTTTCGTCAGGCCAAGTCTGCGGAACATACAATTCTCTAAACGACCATGCACACAGAAACTATTCATGCTAGAGTCGGCACGGTCTGTCTTTGTTGCCACAAAGCCTACAAGTGCATTGATTGACTCAACTACCGTGTCGCCGTTTTTATAAGGGAATGCATTATTTGTTGTCTTCCAGAAAACAGTACCCTCAGCTTTAGTACCTGCACCTCTGATGCCCATATTACTATAGATAGGGACCATCTCACTGGTGTAAATGTCCCCGACAGGGGCATCCAGAATTATACGGTTTGATCGGGCATAATTTGTGGCTTTAGTAATAGCCTCAGCGTTATCTGTGACTCCGTCAGGTTTCACCCCCCAAAACTGCATATCGTAGGCCGTGAAATTAATGCGACGCCATGCCAACGTTCCAGTTGATGGAACAATAACGATGCCCCCATCATCGGCAATCTGTGATGTGCTATTGTCGAAAGACTGGAAATACCCACCACCATAATGTTTTTCAGTTGCTGTAGCACTTGCTGCTGAAGCTACATAAACAATTTCTCCAGCAACTAATGGCATTGAATCCCTCAGCGCCTCTAAATTGAGAAAGTTGCCTATGTGGCGAAAGCCATCATCAGCAGCCAAGTCACTTCTCAATGTGTCTATTTTATGGGCATTATTGTCAAGAGCATCTTTGACAGTTTCATCTCCATAACCAACCAGAGATGCGCCATCAGGGCCAGAAAGCTCAGCCCTTAACTGGTCTGGAGAATATTTCAGTAGATCAGGATAATAGAATTGTTGTGCGCCATACGCATCATATACAGCCATGGAGTGATTCTGTACAGTTACGAACTTGGCAATCTGTCCGTTATATACGGGGTAACCAGCAGCATTAATGATGATTGGTTGCGAAACAGGAACGTGAGAACCGTCTTCATTCTCTACATAAACCTGAATCTGGTTTTCAGGATTTACCGGGTCCGTGTCAATTTTACCGATATAAATTTTGCCATTGGCTACGGCTTTAAAAGAACGAGCCATAGTGAAGAGTTGCGAAGGCATGCTTACTACAACATTGGCTGTAATGTCTGTCATTTAATTTGCTCCGGGCGTGGCAAAGCCGCACAAGCTAAACTTGCGCAGCGTTGCGATGGCGTTAGTTATAATGGGGTAAAAAGTGAGGTATTAATGGACAGAGATTTAATGAATCTGGCGCTAATGATATTCGCGTATTGTGTTGGTAAATATTTACTGAGCTAACGCGTCTGATTTTGCGCCTTGAGATACTGCGTTAATTGCCGCAGCAACATCGGCAGCTGCCTTTTCAAATGCAGAGCTTCCACGCGGTGTATTCGCCAGGCGAAGCATCGCATTGCGCACAGCCTTACTTTCGTACATGCGGGCTAAGAGGCCGTAGCCAGCACCTATGGCGGCTGCTTTTGGGTTTATTGCTGTACCAAAGCCAATAATAAGAGGAACCGCCTGCTGCCCTGTCGGTGTACTGACTCCAGCGCGAGCCGCCTGCTTCGTTGACTCCAGATAGTTCTTGAGGCCTCGGATATAAGCTGCATCCTCGCCTTTAAACGCGATGCCAGTCTGGTTGGACATAATGTTCAGCTGTCGAAGGAACTGATCTGGTGATCCGCCAGATTTCTCCATCGCTTTACCAATAATTCCGTTCCGCATTTGCACGCGCCCAGCCTGCCCGACAGAGTTATACAGGCTCTGTATCTCCGACTTATTTTTACTGAAAAGCATGTTATTCACGACTTCCGGCGTCAGGTCACCTTTCATCAGTACATTCTTCAGGCGCGTGTTCTGGAGTTTACTGGCCTCATCAGCATAGACGGCATTGGCCTGGCGGTAGCGGCGTAGTACATCGTTACCCAGGTTCTGGCCTATTGCGCTGTCAATATCTCCTGTCATGGCTCGATAGACGCGCTGTACTGCGGCATCTGAGCGCGTAGGCATTACCGGACGCTCGCCCTTCACATCCATCCTGAATTGACTGCGCAGGTTACTTAGTTGCTCAAGGTCAACATTTCCTTTTGCCAACTCATCACGGTAAGCCTGTAACTTGCTGATCGTGTCCGTGTCAGCCACCCCGCCAAGCTTTTGCAGCCTAGAAACCTCATCATCTATCTGCTGAATCGCACGAGAAGGCTGGATACTTACGCCAGACATGGCGCTTTGCACCTGCTCAAGTCGATGGCCGGCAGCTTGCTTAATGCCTGACGTTTTGGCTTTGAGGCTGTTTACCACTTCCGATGGATTGTACTCGCCAAATTTATTGGCAAAGTTTTGCACCAGTTGGCTGCGCGATTCCTGCTGCGCGGCGCGCATTCCTGATGTCCCAACGACAGGGATTTTCTCCGCTGTTGTTTGCGCTGCCCTGCCAACGCCAGACCTTGGAGGAATTACGTCAGTTGTGGTCAACGGCACGTTGTTCTGCTCAGCAAAGCGGATAGCCTGTGTAGCTTCTGGCGTCATTGATCCGGTAAGTGCGCGATAACCCGCCCCAGCGGCTTTAACGACGCCGTTAGCAGCGGCACCTAAACCTACACCAAGCCCTAAGTCTGTTGCCAGTGCGCCAGCGTCATTCTTGTCGCTGTTAGCGGCCAGTGATCCCACGGTATTCTCAGCCAGGAGACGAGAGCCCCCCTCTGCAACCCGTCCAGCGAAAGATGCAGGAATCGATGAAGCCACTTTAGCGCCTGACCCAAGCACGTTTGGCGCTATCCTTTCAGCCAAAGCTGCGGCCTGCACCCCTCCGCGTTCCAGGCCAGCAGGCGTCAGGTAAGGAAGCGCCTCAGCAAAAATACGCCCCTCGGTTGTTTGAGGGGTTAGCGTGCCTGGCTGAAGTCCGAAGTCCTGTTCAAGACCCTGAGTGGTTACGCGCGGCGCTGGCTGATATGTGCCGTCGCCAATCCCAAGCTTATTGCCAGCCCACGCTGCTGCGCTCGTAACCGCATCAGTGAGTTCCGCCGGTATATTCGCCACGTTAATTCCAGCCTGCAATAAGCCACGGCCGGTTTCCGCAAGGCCATATCCGAGGTCGGACATTATGCCGCCTTGCTGCTGAATCGGTTGCTGCGCGTCCGTGTTTGCTGGCTGGTTCTGCGGTGGATTCTGATTTGGAAGATACTCATCGGCTTGCTGATTGTGAAGGCTCTCTGCATATGCAGTGGCATCATCTGGATTATCAAACATGCCAAGATGTTTGCCAGTCCTCATGAAGTTATCAATAGCTTCATCGTCTGACATGATACGACCATCATCACTTACGGTAGGGATCAGCACCTCCCTACCATCTATGTTGGTAGACATGCTCCTCACTGTGCTTATGCTGCCATCAGGATTTTTAACAACAGGGCGATTGTGGATGTCGATATTACCTTTTTCCAGCAATCCTTTCGGGTATGCAGAATAAAAAGCCTGCTTAGCCTGCTCTGCATTACTGCCAGCCTGAGGGGCAACTACCTCGTTGAAGTACTGCTCCTGCGCCTGCGCTTTCTGTTCTGGTGCCAATGCCTGATACTGCGGAGAGGCAATAACATCTTTCCATGCCTTAGCCATTAATCACCCCATAGCGAAGAGTAGCCGGTAGTCTGCTGTTGTTTCTGTGAAGGTGGTGCCTGGTTTGCTTGTTGCCTACCTGCACCAACATTGACGTTATATTGCTGGTTATATTGGTCGGTGTACTGACGGATATTTCGCACCGATTCCTGAGCAGCTTCCGGGCTGGAGAAGTCGAGTTGAGGCATTCCCTGAAAGTACATTTTCGCCTCGGCAACTGTGTTTATGCCGCTTGCACCCATATCTCTAGCGGCGGCAATACCCTGGTTTTGCATGCGCCCCTGAATACGTTGGGCTGCGTTATAAAGCTGGCGCTGTTCTTTCCCACCAATTCGGCTTCTGATATCAGCACCCAATGCAGGGGCGCCATTATAGCCAGTGACACCTGTCATGAAGTCCAGTTGGTCTGAGCTGGCAGACTCGATCGAATCCAGGTCTTTTTTCATGGCGTAGTTCTGCGCGGTAGCGGCAGAACTTGGTGGTGCAGATATGGCGCTGGTAGGAACTCGAACCATGTTCCCGTTGTCATCAACGCCCTCATAAAATGCATTGGCTCCAGACCCATGCACCTTGCCACTAACTTTAACTGTCCGACCATCAGAAAGCTGAACCAGGCGGTTAGCGCCTACTGGACCGGTATTTATGCCTGCTGCCTGCGCAAAAATAGCGGCCGCTGCAGGGTCTGTTTTAAGCATTTGGGCGTATTGTGCATAGTTTTGCATTGCAGATGTCGGCGCATATGCAGATGTTAACGCGTTTTGACGGCTAACTGCGATCTGTTGAGCCTGCAATCCTTCACCGGCTTTGTTGCTGCGAATTTGTTCCGCAAGCTTGCCCTTGTCTATTTCACGCCCTGCCATCTTATCTACGGCATCAAAATACTTTTCTGGTCCAAGGCTGGTCAGCCCCAGGTGATCGACAAACTCGCCGAACTGCTGCGGGCTCTGCTGATACATCTGCGCGACATGCTGTGGATTTACACCAACACGAGCTAACTCACCGGCGTTAGACTGAAGCCAGTTAGCCATAGCGTCAGCCGATGAAGACGCAAGGCGAGCGCCTGCCGCAAGATTGCCTACTGTGTTACGCTGGTCTTCATCAATGAAACCCATACCGTTGCGCACGGCGTCAAACTGTTCCGGATATTGCACGGCCAGTTTGCGCATAGCATTGCGATCACCCGTTGCGTATGCTGTTGAGTATGCCTGCTGGAACTCCTTCTGGCGCTGCTGCTGTTGAGCCTGCTTTTGAACCTGCATTACGCTGTTAATCCCCTGCAGCGCTTGAAGACCAACATTATTCGCGCCAGAACGCTGAACTTCGTTGTTATCACGAATCAGAGCAAGAGCGGCGTTTGAATCCGTTACTGATGGCGCGTTGGAGTTAATGCCACCAAGGCCTGCAAGGAGACTCCCACCATTACCCATATCCCATGTAGCCATGAATCCCCCTTAAAACAGCGAGCCAAGAACACCGATACCAGCACCAATTGCCGTGCCAATTCCTGGACCACCAAAAGCAGAACCGATGGCAGCGCCAGTTGCCGCCCCACCAAGGCCACCACTTAATGCTGACTGGAATCCTGACGGGCGATTAGCATTTGCCGCCGCCAGATTGGCCTGCTGCTGATACAGTGCCCCCATGTTGTTGGCGTATGTCTGTCCAGCGTTGGCCTGGCCTTGCAGCGCACCGAGGCCAATGTTTGCAAGGTTGTTGTAGTTCTGCATCTGCCCACTTAACCATGTCTGACCAAGCGTCGGAGCGATAGTAGCCAGTTGATTGCTGGTAGCGGTTGATCCAAGTCCGCCAGTTGCTTCTGCCGATTGCAGAGTTTGATATCGAGCCTGATTTGCTAGCTGCTTGTACTGGTCTGAGCCGTAGTAACTGTTAAGGGCAGAGTTCTGACCTTGTAGAGAGGAAAGGTTCTGCAATTGGCTGACATACTGCTGCGCCAGAGGAGTGAAAGGAGCAAGATTGTTCATAACAGTTTGCCATTGCTCGCGCTGCAGGGCTGTTTGCTTGTTAATAGCTTTCGCCTGAGCACTTGCTCCACCATCACCGCCTTTCCCGCCTTTGAGGTACAGGCGATTCTCGAGATGCTTACTCGCTAATTGAAAAATGAGCATGTTGTTACCTATTTTTGACGGGAGAGGAATTCCATGAGTTCTTCGCGGGTCGCTGAGTAAAAAGTTACGTCATCAACCCCTTTGAAATACTTCTTGATAGTGCCAACGCGATTCAATCCAATCATGGCGCAGTAAATCTGGCCGTGGCGGAATTTGCGAGCTGCGAACGAGACGACGCATTGAACGTTTGTTTCTGAAAGCAGATAACGCCAGAAGGACAGGCCAATTTCCTTGCCGAACCCGCGCGCCTCTGGCAGGTACATAGCGTGGCAATCAAAGGAAAGTGGCTGTATTTCGCTGTAATAAACGATGCCGCCAAAATTTCCATGCACGCTGACTTCGAAGTATCGACATTCAGGCCGGTAATCGTAACCGTCACCATTGTTACTGCCAGCGATTATGGCCGGGTGGTTTCCTACCGCCTCTATGAGGTCGATGTTTCGTGTTGGGGTAAAGGTGATCATCAGTTAATCAGCCCGTGCGCTCGAAGCGCATCTTCTATCGCCTTAATCCTTTGTCTTGCCTGCACAAGTCCAGTCGCCAGAGCGCTAATCTCAGACTGTGTGTAGGTTGTGCTCGCTGAATAAGACTGGTTGGCATTGAAAGCACTTAACAGCGAAGTTCCTGTTGCGGCAGTCCATCCGGTTTGTCTGGCCCCAATTACCTTTGTGCCATCAACAGAATAAGAGGCGGTGACATTAACAGGCGATGCGAGATTCTGTGTTGCCGTGGCGGACTTTGACACATAATCACCCTGCAATGTGGTAATGCTACCTTCCGCAGTGGTAACGCGTGTCTTCAGCCCTGATATGTCACCTTCAGTTGCCGTAACTCTTGATGAGAGCGAGCTTATTGAATTTGTGTTGGCAGTGATTCGAGACTCATGATCGTCAACCTCACTACGCAGCCCTGCAATCCTGTTTTCATGGTCATCCAGCGTTGCGTCCTGTTCGGAGTTTTTAACTGTAGCCTCATACGCCAGTTCATTCGCCCCATTGGAGGCATCAGCAATGTCCTTGAGGTCTGTAGTTTGCTGAATCACATACAACTTGTAGGGAAGAGGGAAGTTTGGCGGGAGAATTGAGGCATCTATCCTGCTGGATTTAACGATTACCTTCTGTGGTGCGTCTGCCATTATTCTAACCTCACCTGGCACCCACTAAGAGTAACGGGTGATGATGTGACAATGCGTATTTTAAAGCCGATGTTCTTTCTGATGCGGCCAATGCGCTGAAGAATAGCCCGCTGGTCATATCGGAATGGAGCATTCCAGGGAATTAGCTGCTCTTTTCCGAAGTTGATGCCATCAGTGGTGGCGGAGACGAACATCTGTTCAGCGAATTGCGACACTCCTGTAGCTGATTCCAGTTCGAAATCGAAAGCGCGCGCGTTATCCGCTTTAAACAGAGGCGTGTATAGCAGGTGCTCCTGTTGCTCTCCGTACTGACTGGTTATCGCTTTGTCGAGAACGCCTACTACCGATGAGAATTTGTCGGCGCAGGTTATCTGGTTGCCCTCATACACGTAGTCGATAGCAGAATGAACTCCATCACCGAGCCCGGTTTTAAGTATCGTCCACTGTACGCCGCCCTGAGTGACGCCACCGTCGTAAACCAGCACATGCCGTGGAAGGTGAATTATCAGCAGTTCGTGCGCTTCAAATCGCGTGGTTTCCATTATGCCAGTGGCGAGTTCAGCCTCTGAATAGTCCTGAAGAATGCGCTCAATAGTTGCCGTTGCAATCTGTTGTACTGCGCCTGAGTTAATCAGGTAGACAGAAGGCGCTCCGGTAGCCGGATGACTGATAATTGCGTGAGTGTCAGCGTATTTGGTCTTGCAGTAGGTGCCGGCGATGCCTTTCTGAACCATCATCGACGGCTGAGCCTGGTAAATTGCCACCCCAACTGCGCTGGCGTTGCCGGTAAGAGAGAAATATTCGGTGGTCTTGGTGCCAAAGCACACGACGAAATCGCGCCAGTCATCGATGCCAATTATCCCATCAGGCTGACTCTCAGCCCGGTATTCTGCCGCGTATCGGTCCGGTTTTGACTCGTCTTGAAGGTCGCTAATGAAGAATGAGTCGCTGCCGTCCTTGCTCCATATGTATCGAGAGCGGTTACGGCACAGGTCGCGAAGTTCACCAAGCTCATACTGAACATAGCCTGTGGATGCATCCCAATTAGAGAGCGTTTTAACGGTGTCATCATACCGAAACAGAGTCATAGACCCATTAGCGCCCACAGCCTGGCTGTTGTAGCTGCATGCCATGCTTACCCGGTCAACTCCTGGCAATGTGCCGACCTCTTCGCCGGACTTATAAAGCTTATTGCCGCACAGTCGGTAGACCGCACTCTCATGCGAGTTGTACATGGCACCACGCGATGGTCCGGCAACATCTTTTAGTTTGACGATTCCAGGGAATGAGCGCAGATAACCGTTAGCGCCAAGCACCTCCTTCGGCGTAGCCAGCATATTTACTGGCAGGAGGTCGACATAGTCGACGTTGCGGTAGTCTTTACCCGTTCCCTTCATCAGTGGGAGTTGTTGGATCGGCAATTTTCTCTCTCCCGGGGTAGTAATTGATGTTGTTCAGATTGGCCCAGCGATTGCCAGAACCTACCGGCATACGTGATGGATAAATGCCGTAACCGTCTTTTGCGCGCTTGATGGCTGACGAGCGATAGAGTTGCTCTTTGCCATATCGGGCACCGGTTATGAGCTTCGCCATTGGCTCGACGGCGTAATCTGGAGCAATGCGGCAGGCCAGATTAAGGATGACGGCATTTAGCGCGTTTCGTGCCAGCCCGTGGGCGTCGCCTGGGATAACAGGCTCATCGTCGGGGGAAAATATGTAACCGGCGTCGATAACCTTCCCTGACTCATTGCCTGACCACTCCGCCATCATCATCTCAAGGTCGTTAACCGCGTCCTCCAGTGACTGCGGTTCAACGTCTGTGAGTGTGGCATTCGAGGCGACGCCCAACTTACGTAACGCGGCGAGAGCCAGATCGCCTTTAGTCGTCAGATTCATCGCTGCCCGCCTTAGGTTTGCGGCCGCGCTGGTTGGTTGTGCTGGTCTTTACGTCGTCAGGGTGCTCGCTCCAGCCTTCTTTGAGGTGTTTGCTGACTTCTTCGTCGGGGACGATTTTAGTCTCGTACTCTTTGCCCCATACGCGGGTGCCACGACCTTCTCGATATAACATAGTGCTCATGTCGTATCTCCATTAAGGAAGGGGCCGAAGCCCCTTATGGTTATGCAGACGGAGTAGTGGCCACGTTCTGATTTGCCAGTCCGACGCCGATTGCTTCCGGTCGCACAGCGGACGCCGCGTACCACAGCGCGATACGGCACTTACCGCCGAGCTGGTCGATATCACCCTGGAATGCGATGACACCGTTCAGGCCGGTGCCCGGCACGCTGAAGCTCTGAGACTTCATACCGGAGAACAGGTCGTGGTCCAGTGGGATAGGCTGAGACACCAGGCGGATAGAGTCATCTGCCCAGAACACGTTTGCGGATACGGTGTCGGTGTTCCATACAGTCACAGCTGCGCCGTTAGCCAGCGAGGTGTTCACGTTAGCGTAAGCGCGCTGCTCGGCGGTCAGGCTGGTATCGTCGAGCGCAATCGGCTTCGGAGTAATGGTCAGGTTGTTGCCATTGACCGCCACCACGGAAAACGTTGCGTCCTGAGTCAGCACGTTTTTCGCCATCTGCGACAGGAATTTCACGCCAGCGAAAGAAATCTTATCGCCGCGTTTGAAGCCAGTCCCCGAGCTCACAGCTACTACTGCGGTGCGGTTGTCGACGTTCTCACGGTTACCATCAACGTCAACCTTCCACGCTTCCGGCTTGAATTTCTGCGCGCCGGACACGGTGACGCCAGTTGCGGTAGAGGCGGCCAGTGAAGGCAGTTTCGGAGAGCGCAGAACATCGTTGAAGCCTGCGACCTGCTTCTGGATTACGCCTTTGCTGTAAGCGTCGTCCTGAATGCGTCCGTAGAAGTCTTTGCCTGCCAGGTCTCGACCAGCGCCACGATAATCGTTCGGGTTGAAGAAGAAAGACAGACCGGCGTCGCGGTTAAGCTCGCGGGCAAACATCAGGGATTCCGCTTCAGAAATGAAATCCCAACCGGAGTTTGCGCTTCCGATAGGTGAAGTGCTTGTTACCACAAGAGATCCCATCTCAACAGCCTGGCGCGCGATTTCCGCTTCGACGTTGTTCGCCAGCTTCTTGGCTGATGCCTGAATGCGGCGACGGTAGGATGTTTCGTCACGCACATCATCGGCGCGCAGTGCGAAGAAGTCGTTATCAGGATCGTTCAGGTTGACCTTAACAGAGAGTTCCAGAATGTCGGTCTCTTTGCCGGTCAAATCCCAGCCGCGCTGAGTCGGGGCTTCCTGCTCCAGCGGCATCCATACGGTGTTACCTGAGCGCTGCATAGACGCTGCCGGAGGGGTGTATTTGCTGACGCGCTCAGCCATCGGGGTGAGGTTCTGAACGGTCTCGATCACTTCGTCGATAGCGTAAGTGACCAGTTGGCCTTCGGATAATGCCATTATCTAATTCCTTTAAGTTGAGCCTTGAGCTTGCGATAGGTTTCCGTGTCACCTTTTGCAGCTGCCTTTTCCATCTGCTTTTGAATTGCAGACACATTGGCCGCCGCGACGGATGACGTGACCGGCTCATCTGCCGGTGGTGCGCTGGATACCTGATTAGCACGAGGCTTGAGAGTTAAGCGTTCGGATAGTCGAGTGAGTTCAATCAGCGCCTGCTGCCCGTTCATCGACAGTAACTGCCGGGTTTTCTCTGGATTGGCTCCCAGGTGATAGATGAGCGCTGCAGATTTCTCCGGGAAGAGCATCATGATGTCCGCGCCTACCTGGGGCGGAACGAGTTGCATGAATGCGTCCTCTTTGTCCTGGTAATCAGGGATATTGAGTTTCTCTGCGGCGTCATAGTGTTTACGAGCGGCCTCGACGTATTGCGCTGACTGCTGAGTAAACTCCTGCGTCTTGCGACCCTGTTCGGCTACGGCATTGCTGCGCGCGTCCATTGCCTTCATCAGCCATTCAGTGTTAGCGGCATTGAAAGCAGCCTGCGCGCGGCTCTCGTCGTAGCCATACTTAGCCAAACCTTCGTCTGATAGAAAGGCGTTGATATCCGGCTGGGGCGGAAGTTCAGGGTTTACCCGTAAGTCCTCCGGCAACTCACCGCGCTTTACTGCTTCCATCCTTTGCTCAAGCTCACGCTGACGCTTGCGCTCAAGGCGTTTAGCTGCAAAGTGCGCGTTAATTGCCGGGTCTTGTTTTGGTTTGGTCTCATCGTCCTTCAGGACAATCTCGAAGCCTTCTTCCTGGCCTGCGTTGTCGTTGGCATTATCAACAACTAAGCCATCAGCAGATGCCGCTGCATGATTGCCGGACAGGTTTAATTCTTCAGAAGCCTGAATTTCGGTGGTTTTCGGATCCATATAACTCTCTCTTATTGAGGCATCTCGGCTACACCGCCGGAGGGGGTATTTTGTCTCTGCGATTGCAGGTGGTTTGCTACGTCCATGCCTTGTTTGTGGCGCTGGTCGTTGCTTTTGAGAAGCAACTCAGCATTGGCGCGAGCGTCTTCGCTGCGCTGCTGCTGGAATTGACCAACGGTCTTGAGGACTTCGCGAAGCTCTTTCTGCTTATCGAGGTCCATACCGTTGAAGATTTCAGCGATTTTCGCTGCTGTGAGCTGGTTTTGTGCTTCAACCTTGCCAGCCTCAACGGCGATTTGCTGCTGCTGATTCTGTGCTTTGAGAAGTTCAGCCTGCCCGGCAAGGTACTGGCCCTGAGCTACCAGCATTTCCGGATTCGGCTGCTGTTGCTGCTGTTGAGCTTCGGCGACTGCCTGCTGCTCCTCGGGGGTTTCAGGCTTCTTGAGGCCCATCAGCACAAGCTGCTTATTGGCGTACTCACGCATCATCTCAACGCCTTTGCCGTCGAGTAGGGTGAAGTACTGGAGAAGTAGCAACTGATACTCAGGTGTGCCAGGCGCGGTTTTAGATAACAGCTCCTGAATCTCTGCCCGGTTTTGCTCCTTCATGCTCTGGAAGCTCGGACCGACATCCGTGTAGCACTCATAGCGCCCGCGGATGTCGTTCAGGGTAATTGTATTACCGGTCTGGAGGTCGACGACCTGCGTATAGAGCTGAACATCTTTCTCTCCGCCATCTTCCAGCGTTATCGTAACGCGCCGGGGAACGTCATAAATGTCGTTGACCATTGAGGCGTAAATCTCGCCGTCACGCCGCATTGCGGTGGCCAGGTTGTCCTGAAACACGTATGTCTCAAGGTCGGCACGCATGTTCAGTTGATTGACGGTATCGAATGCCACCTGTCCATTCGCTGCTTCAGCATCGACACCCATGGTTGCCACCTGATTAACTGCGGTGGTGGCCGCCTCAAGCATGTATGCGTTAGCCTGCGGCACTTCCGGGTTTTCCATGTAGGCTAACGGCTGAACTGGTAGGTCATTACCGTTCTCATCCTTGCTGTTCACCAGGTAGTACGGGTAATCGTCATTGCCGTTGTACATGAACTCGTAGCCGGCGATCTGCTCAGGCGTGAAGAATGGTTTCTTCTTCGGCGTCCTGGCTACCGTGTCGGCGTTGAAGCTCATAATCATGTTGCGCAGGCGCTGGCCGTCTTTAGTCAGGCGCACAACACCTTCGTATACCTCCTTGTCACCGGCAAATGACCACTCACCGAACACCGGCACAATGGGGATATGTTCACCGGCGATGCGTTCGCGGTCTTTGAGGATTTGCGTCTGAGTGAGGAGCGTTTTGTATACCCGGCGGCGCTTAACCTTGCGCTCACCGATTTTAACCATGCCCCGGTCGGCAAGATCATCAATCACATCTGCGATGTCTTTCTTGAAGTAGCTGACAGGCTCACCAGTAATCGGGTCCTGGTAGATATAGGCGACCTCTTTCTTCTCCTCGACCTCGTAGTATTCCGCTATGTAGTAGACCTCGTTGGTCGTCCACGGGAATATCCAGTTAGAGGCTGGAGACTGGAAGTCTGGTAAGTCATCCTCATCAAGGCCTTGTTCTTTAGCGAACTCCTCCCATCCATCTTTGCTCATCGCTGAGATGACAGTGCAATGCTTCGCGTCGCTCTTATCCATCTGCTTGGCGTTGGCATCCCATACAACATGAGAGCACGCCTCATGAATGGGAAGTCGGCGGATAATCTGGTTGTTGCTGGTTGGATTCTGGTCTTCGTATTCAGTCACCAGGCGCCAGGCACCGACACCGGCTTCAATCTGCTCACGGACTGCGACGTTCACTGATATCTTCGCGGTGTTATGGCGCATATCGGTGCGGTACATGCCCATGAGAATGTCAGCAGCATCAGGAGACGCGCCATCTTTCGGCTTAAACAGAACGTCTACCGGGTTCTTGCGCATCTCTGCGACGAGCTTACGGACAACCGGGCGGACTACGTCGAACTGTCCGCGATATTGCAGTGTGGTGTATTGGGAAAGCCAGTCATCCCACTGACTAATTCGGCTAAAGAAGAGGTCGTTAATCGCCTCGTTTCTGGCCTCATCGCTTGCTGCCCAATCCCTGTCAAACCGAAGGAGAATGGTTCGCAATTTGTCGTCTTGGTCGGCCATTATCTACCTCGGGAAATTGGACGAATTGGAGCCGGTAATTTCTTTTCTTTAGGACTGTTAACTTCACCGTATCGAATGGCGAATCGGCGCATCATGTAGGCGTATCGAGTGGCGTCGAGAAGGTCGTCACGAACTTTAACGATCCGCCCTTTCTCATCACGGTGATAGAAGCTGAACTCTTCGAACCAGTCACGCAGGCCACGAAACACTTTAAATTTGCCATGCTTCATCAGGTCGTAAAGCTCGAACAGACCGGCCTCAACCGAGCGGGATCCATCAGGCCATTGCGCTGGGTCTTTGACCATTCGGAATCCGGCATCGTGGTAATACTGTTTCTGTTGAAGACCTGAGCCCTTCTCAGTCTGCAAGCCATCCTGAGGCCATGCAGTTGGCACCTTGTTAGCCCATGACTTAATTGCGCCCCATGCTTCTGCGGGTGATGTCTGGCTGGCCTTCCATGCCCTGGTGACATAGAAGGTTTCGTTGTCGGCATCGATTACCAGCTGTATGTGTGCCTGCGGGTGATCCCATCCGAAGTCCATCCCGTTAATAACCATCCAGTGAGGCGGTATTGGGAATGGGTCGCACGTTACAAACTCTTCGCCGAAGTCATAGATTCGGCCGTGCCCGAGCATCGGAATGCCCTTTGTGCGCATGTCTCGCTGATGAGGGGGGAAAGATGCCAGCAGTTCAGCTTTTACTTTCTCGCTAAGGTGCGGAGCATCATCCCAGCCTACGTTCATGCATATCTGCGCTGGCGACGGGTTATCCATCAACTGAATAACCAGGTCAGTGCGCCCGTTCTCTGGCGTAAACGTCAGCACGCCACGACCGCCACGGCCTTTGTCACCAGTTGCGGTTCGGGTTAGTACCTGAGGATAAATGGTCGGGTCTTTGGGCTCTTCATCGATATGAAACCAGTCGACGCTGTCACCCATCAGCGCGTGCTGGCCCTGTGAGTACGACCAGAACTGAATTTTTGCCATGCCGCCGGACTTATGCCGCACATATGCTGTACGCACTGCATTAGGCGTGCCGGTCATCGGCTCGGTGTCTACAATGAGCTCGCCGGGGATTAACCCGCCTTCCCAGCCATTCTCTGTCTTGCGACCAAGAATCGGTGTCTGCAGCAGGTCACGGCACTTTTCGCCAGAGTATCCCAGGCACCAGATTAGCGGTGCATGGTCGAAACGATAGCCCTCCCAGCCTTCCGGGTAGTCACCCATCGCATGGATGGAATCGACGTAGGTTGCTGTGTCGGTCTTGCCAACGCGGTTGGCTGCAATCAGACCTACCTGGCTATGTGTCGACGTGTTGGCAATAAACTTCTTCTGCCACGGGTAGCGGGTGGAATAGTAGGTTTTGTATCGATATACGTTAGTGCGGCGGTTCTTTTCTTCCAGGAGCTTCAATAACTCAATCTTCTGCTCCCGGCTGAGATTGTGCATTGGTTAACTCCTGAAGTTTTTTGTCCAGCTCTTCATCGCTCAGGTTGTTGAACGTGATTGACTGGTCATGCTGAATGCGATCGCCGTACTTTTTGGGCATGATTTTGGAGAGATACCATTTGCGGGTATCAATGCGCAGCTTAGAGCGCTGTACGTGCTCGCCGTTAAGCTGGTAGCCAATTGCCTCACCGTCTTTGTCGAGCTTTTCCATCCAGTCGTTAGAGCCATCGTCGGCGATATCGAAAAGTTCTTCAGCAATGGCCTCAGCGCCTTCCTCCTTCGCCCGCACGTATTGGGCACGAAAGCTTTCGTTGCGAGCCAGCCAGCGCAATACCGCCTGTTTGGATGGCATTCCTTCATCACGACACACGGAGCGCAGTGATTCACCCTCCGCCAGTCTCAGGCAGATGATTTCTGCTAATTCTTCCGTGTAGTCTGATGGCCGACCAGTCTTCTTATCTTCAGTGGCCATATCTGTTTCCTCGTTAATCATTATCAAGCCCACCCTCAGATGAGCTTTGTAATGGCAAACAATCAGTAGGATAGAAGTTGCTCGAGTTCTTCAACCATATCGCTCAACTCAGTGTTCAGATTCGCGTGCGTTTCCGCCGCGCCCTCAATAACCGCTAAAGCACACGATTCGTCGCGCACATTTCCAGAACCGCAAGCTACAGTGCGATCACCACGAAGTTGAGATAGCAGCGTTCGAATGCGTGATTGCACGTTACTCTGCATCTCGTTGTTTGCAGCGCTGGCCTTAATAAGCTTGTCCAGCGCTGACTTGTCTGGTGCCTGCAAAATAGCGGATGCCGATCCGAATGAGGCTTGGTTACCATTGCTTTCGTAATGATTCATGTGATTACCATTTTTTACTGTGCATGATGCATATTAATTATAAATCGCCCCGAAAGAGACGCTTTGTCATAACTACGCCAGTTCGCCGCCAGCCTTCAGCTTGGTGAGGATGGAGTTAACTTTGGTGACGATGTTATTCACCGCAGTTTGTGCCGTAGCAATATCGGTAACAGTCTGAGCGGCCAGTGCCGCCTCAGCTGTCTGCTGCAGAACGCCGCCGCGTTCTGTGCTGGTCGGAACTTTGTTACCGGCCATAGCGGTTGTGGCTGTGTTGCCAATTACCGGCGCGAACGTTGTCGGCTTACCAGTCACTGATGCCCATGTTACTGCAGTGCCGGCTGCACTGTACTGAGCCTCAAAGGCGGTCTTGCTCATGTAAAGCAATTCGCCGGAGGCGCTGGTAAACAGATAGCCGCCAACTACCGGCCGGAAGATGCTCATAAACTGGCTGGAAAGCATCTGGTCTTTATAGTTGCCGTCAAAGCTTGCGATCGCATAACCCTCGACGGCCTGCTTGATAGACTTAATCGGCAGTGCGGATACATACACCCCGTTGGCGTCAGAGTAGGACGGCCATTGCTGTTGATAGCTCATCTTATTCCCCTTCAAACAGCGCGAGCGCTTCGGTTGCGGTCTGGATTGCTTTATCAGTGCGGGCTACAACACCGGTCTCTGCGGTAGCCAGCGTATAGGCGTCTTTGAATAGTTCAGCCTTGAGCTGATTACCGCCAACGAAGGCGATTGCCTTTTTCGCTGCAGCGGTGTCTTTCATCACCAGACGATACAACTCAAGGTTGAGCTGCTGCGTATCTGTCATTTGTGTTACTTCTGCCATTTTTATTCCTGCTTAATGTGCGGTAGGAAGTGGCTGAACATTCTGTCCAGGAGGTAGCAATAGGTTTCGTTTGCCTTGTGGGTTTCAATGACGACGCCGACATCATGGCAACAGTAGAACGTCGCGTGAGCGCACTCATGGACAAGGGTGGCGATGTCACCGTTAAAGACGCCGATTAGGTACAGATTTTCGTTCGTATCTTCGTTCTGGTAGTGACGACAGGTTCCAGCCAGACTGCTCAGCGAACCGACATCAACCTTAAGATGCTCACAAGCTTGCGCGTACTCTTCCCTGCTTCTGGCAAGGTAAACATTCGCTGAGTGAAAAAGCGGAACGAAGTATCGCGGGAGCTTAGGCCATTTAGACTTTGCCATGATTCACTACCCATATTTGGGCAATAAAAAAGGCCGCCGTGGCGACCTGAATTATTTGCTGTTTGGATTATTTTACTTTGCGCTTTGTGATCCACTGCCTGATTTCTATGCCAATGAAAACAACGATTATTACGCAGTCACTGAAGAACATAGGGGCATTGTACTCAATCCATCCCATCTGCATTGCAAGCAGGGAAAGCGCACCAAAAGCTACGAATATCTTAAAAACTGAATCGCTCATCTGAAACTTCTTTGTCTGCTGATTTTCAGGAAGCGTATTCGGTCCTTGTTTGTATGTAAAGCGCCTATCTCAGGCACTGCTGTCGGATGTAGTCCTGCAGATAGCTAACCTGTTTTGTCACTGTTTCGATTCGCTCTCTGATGGTGAAATAATTTCGTTGAGCGGAGTCTGTAAGTCGGGCGGTGGGAGCATCGCCCAGGCTGCCGGTGCCGGTCGATCCGTTCGCTGTGCAGGTGGCGTTGAGCTGCAGCCGACGCTTGCCAGTAGCAACATCGCGCTCAAGCTGATTGATAGTGCTCTGAGCATCTGCAAGCTCCTGTGTGTATTTGGCGTCGAGAGCGGCGACATCGCGCTGGCGAGTCTGCATGTCTGTGATAGTGTCTTTAGCCAGATTTAATTCACGATTAACTTTGGTTAAAGATGCCTGGGATTCTGTGAGCGCTGACCGGTAATGACTGGCGGTGACAATAGCGATTGCCAGCAGCAGAGTCATTACGGCGAAAAGGATGAACTTCCAGTTAAAGGTCATTTTCACTTTCCGCCAGGCACATAGAGCGCTCCATCTCCCGCCGGTTCTGCAGTCCCTTCCACTTCATACCGCCTGCATAGACCCAGCGGCGCATTTCTTCACACGCCCCTTCCTTGTCGCCCTTGTTGAGCTTGCGAAGAAGAGTCGACTTAGCGAACGCATCGCTGCCTACGTTGAACACGAAGCTGTAGAGGGAGGCGCGCTGGTATTCGTTCAGAGGAACCTTAACCAGCCCGTCTACGGTCGCTTTGGCCGGCTGCAGGTCTTTCCACAAAAGCCGATCGCATTCTTTGTCGGTGTAGGTCTTGCCGCGAATGATGTCGTTGCCAGTGTGGCCGTCACAGACAGTCCAGACGCCAGCGACATCTTTGTAGGCCTGATACTTCCGACCCTCCACGCCATCCTTGCCACCAATGAATATCGTGGCGATGACCATCGAGCCCGCACCCGCTGCGGCAATCAGTTTGTTTCTCAGTGAGGACGGGATAGCCATCGTTAGTCCTCCTTTGATAACTGCCCGGCTGCGGAAGGCCATCGCTCATACGCCTGAATCTGCGCCAGCGTGGTTTTGCGTTTGTAATACCAGTTGATACCGAACGTCAGTAGCGCCACGACAATACCGGCGATAACGCCTACTGCGCTCCACTCGTCAGGACTTAGCCGGGTCAACAACCCATTAGCCACCGTCCCGGCAGATGCGCCATAAGCTGCGCCAGAAGCTAATTTGCTCATATGTGACATCTCACACCTCCGATAGGAAGTGCTGTGGTGTAGTTAGAAAAGGCCAGCGAGGCATCGGATGCGATGGCTCATCTGTGATTGATTGCCTGTGGCCTAATACGAAAAAGGCCCGCCGAAGCGAGCCTTGAATATTTGGAGTGATTTGGTTGTGGTGGTCGGTGCTGATCTCCGACCCGCATTCGTCGCCATGGTGAGCCTTTACCTCACCATCCAGCTCATTCACCACAACGGAAAGCTGCCTGTTTCACAACACGAACGCCCCGCGTAGCGGTTCAATCGTCAAGCAGCTTACCTGTTGCGTGCCCATTATTAATCACACCGGGCCAGTGCGCCAGATTCGTTGATGAGGAACTGGAATACCTCACTGGTGTTTGGCCGTTAGGCTACTGCCAGGAATTGCTCATCGTTTGCATTTATCTTTGTGGTCAGTTTCTAAAAAGCCCGCAAAGTCGCTAACGTGACGAAAACTGGAAAGAGCACTGACGAGCGTCGTCACAATTCCACACCAACCTTTCGCATCTGCGCTATTCGGGGAATGCGGATTGCCGTCTGCCTAATGCCCTTACCGGATTTCGCCAATAAAAAAGCCGCCGAAGTAACTTAAGAGTCACTAACGGCAGCTTACCGTGTAATTATGGCTAAATGGATAATTGGTTGTCAAGCACTTTAGGAGCAATATGCTTGACTTTGCCTACACGTTTACGACTTTTGAAAGCAACTTGCATCGGTTGGTACAAAACGAAAAGCGACGCATTGAGGATTTCGTCAATTTCGTTTCTACAGGTTGCCAGTGAAGGTTTTCTCCATCCCTCGCCACCACGTCCACACATCTTGCGTGGCTTTGCAGTCGCGTGATAGTAGGATGCAATTGCTCGCTTAGATGAACCATGAGCGTAGTAGCTGAGGAGGATGCCAAAGGCTTTCTTGTCAATGTACATGACGGAATCGACGACCTGAGAAATCAACATTCCATCATCATCATTGCACATTGGCCTGGTCATAATTCTTCCCGGCTCTACGCTCTCCATGAACTTAGCGATAACGCTGCTCATGCGCTTTTCCAGGCGACCTGAGTACACCCATGCACCCCACAGTTCCAGCCATCCGTTAATCCAGTCGTGCTGCTCTTTGGTAAGGCTTAATTCGCGTACCGTCATGCTGCATCGCCCCCATCAGGCTTATTGATGCCGAGCCTGTTTTCCAGTTCCTTACGCATTTCCTTTAAGCGCCGCTCGTTCTCGTGAACGTTGTTGAGCTGCCACTCAACAGCCTCAAGCATCTCTTTATCCTTCTGGCGTTGCTGCGCTGATGCAATGTTGGTTGCTGTGCTCATACTGGCTCTCCCACTAATGAATCGAGTTGTCGCCTTAACATCTTGAGTGCACCATCAGGGAATGGTTGCCGCGCAAGGCCGGTGAATATGCCGCGCACTTTCCGGTCGCTAAGCCGCGGCATCAATGCGCTCACCGTTGCGCGTATGGCCGCGTTGATTTTTCGTCCGTCCTTCTGCGCGAGCTTTGCTGCCAGCTCTACGGTCACCAACGCATCGAGATACTCTTCACAGACCTCTCTGCTTACTTCGCTCATGCTGCCTCCTAGCGCGAATTGCGCAGGTCTTTAAGCTTCTGCTGATACTCCGCCTTAATCGCCTTGCACTCTTCGATAGTCCAGCGGTGGCGGTTGTGGTTGGACTCAATGTCTTCAACTGCTGACAGGCCAATGCGCCGGATAAGCTCTGCGCGGTACGGGACGATATTTCCGCTTTTGTGCTGATTACACACGACGCATTGCCGTTGGATATTGCGTTCATCAAAGCGAAGCTGAGGGGCCGCAGCGGTACTACGGTAATGACCCGCATCCCACTGAGCGGACGTGAAAGTTCCGCACGAGATGCATGGCAGGTCGCGGTCTCTTTCTCTGATGAAGGCGTTTACGGCTTGCTGTGCTTGTTTAATCCAGTAACTGCGGGGCTTTAATGCGAGCTTTCGAATCTTGAGTTTGTCTTTCTGCTGCTGTTCTTCTCTTCGTCGCTTCTTCTCTGCTGTTTTGAGTGCTTTGTCACGCTCCCTGCTTCGTCGCTCCAGCGCTATCTTTGCGCCGCATTCCGGTCCACACCACCACTGATTAGCGAATGCCGGGTGGAACCATTCCCTACATTCTTCGTTTTTACAGCGCCGACGATGAGCTTTCATCTTCATCCTCCGCCACAAAATGATTCGGGTCTCGATATACCAGCCATTCATTGATGCACTCGCCGCAGGCATAGGTCTCGTCCGGCTCCAGCTGTTTGCTGCATCCTGCGCAGAGAGCTCTGGCTATGCTCTGCTGCTCGTAGGCTTGGGTTTGGATGGGGTTAAGCATGTTTCCTCCTGGCGCGGCTACGCAGCCACCGGACATCAGCCAGGTGGGCCGTATACGCGAACGTTGGGATTTGTGAGGGAGGCAATTCAGGTTTCTTCTTGCGGCGGGGTCTGACGATGAATATGCAGTTTTCCATTACAGCGACTAGGCTGCTTTTTCGTTTTCGCATTTCAGCGCCTCCAGGCGTTTCCGGCCATACGCCATAAGCTCATCACGCTCAACGGTCGTCATCCGGCATTCGCCAGCTCGCGGCCACGGGTGCCAGATGATGAGCATCGAGCCTTTGTTGTTGCCGTTTACCGGCTTGCCCGTGCTTGCGTTCAGAAATGAGAGCCGCCCGCCAGTAATGAACCTGACCTCATGCGCTGTCTTGATAGCCTCTTTGAACCACTGGGCAGAGGTATCAGCAGGCAGAAGCATCACGCAGCCAACACTGTGATCTGCATTCTCCTGTGCGGCCTTCTTAACGAAAGGCATCGGTGCACTGTATGGAGGGTTCAGCCACGCGTAAGCCCGCCCAACTCCGATCGGCATCTTGGAAAGCCAATTCGCTTCGAGCGTGTTTTCCATTTCATCAATAAACTTGGTGCAAAGCGCATTGCTCTGGCTGGCTGCTGCATCAAGGAAAAACGGGAACTCGCTCCGTAACGCCCGGTAGATTTCCGGCGGGGTTTGCCAGAGGTCTTTTATCTCAACTGGCGTGTTTGATTTGTCTGTCATGCCGTCACCTTCCTTCCTGTTCGTTTAGCCCACTCAATCGCTTCCTGAGCGTCCTCACTCCACCGGACGTCTCTCTCTGCACCGAACGCGTGAATCAGCTCCAGAAGCTCGCTGAATTCGCTAACGCGCATCTTGCTGGTCGACTGACCGAGCACGACAAAGCCGCCTTTAATACCCGGCGCTGAGCGTTGCCCTTTAAGCGCTGCGGTGAAGATGTGCTTCCAGTCTTCGCTATCCAGCTTCATGCCATGCCAGACGACCTGTTCAGACACATCGCGCAGGGTCGCCCAAAGACGCTTGTTCTGCTCTACTGAGCGCGTCTTTTCCTGAATGGTCACGATGAGAGGTCTTTCTGGGTCGGGGTAAATCTGCAGGATGGTGCGGATGGCGTTTTGCTGGACTAGCGGTGTGCGAATTTCAAACGTTTGTTTTCTCATTCCTCTTCTCCAGCTTAATCAGTACGAATGCACTGCACAGCAGAATTAGCGCATCAGTGAACATCAGGCCGTCCTGCTTAACGATGGCCGCGAACATGAAACACAGACCGATGAAGACCAGCATTATGATGCTCATATCAGGCTCCGATTCGTGAGGTGATGAGTTTTGCGAATGGGCTAATCTTCGCGCACTGGTTAATCGGCTTGCGTTCAGGTGCCGGGTAATACTCGTAGCAGCGTGTCTTGCGGCCATCTGATAGCTCGGTGTGGACATACTTACGTGTCAGCTCACCGTTCATCTCCAGCACCCGCATGGTGTTGATGCAATACACCGGAGAAAGGCCGGTTATTTCGCTGGCCTGAATTGCAGTGAGCGCGCCGAACTCTTTCACGCAGCGGATAAGCTCGGCTCTGTGATTAACGGAATCGACCAGACGCCATCGCCGGGGCTTCTGGCTTGTTCCGGTTAGCTCTCCGTCTTTCTGCATGCGGTTGAGTACGACGCGAACTGCTTCGAGGGTGTTTCCCGTCCGGCGGGATATTTCGTTCGTGGATAAAACCATCCCGACGTTCATGATGGCGAGAATTTTGGCTCGTATCGTTTTCATGGATTTGCTCCGCTCAATACCTCGCCTTACTGATTGCCTGAAGCATTATCAGCTGGCTGGTAAAGAGATATCGTTTGGTGAGTGTTTCGATGTCGATGAAGCGAGGAGTGCCGATATATCCGGCGATGGTGTCTATGTCGTCGCGAGTTATTTGCATGGCTCAGGCGCTACCGCGAGCATGTCATTCCATGACGCCGTAACATTGTCTACGCAGTCAGCTACCACCTGATTCCCGCAATCAAGACACGTTGCCTCCGCAAAAGGGTGAATTTGCTTGAGCATTTCCTTTGTTGGCTCAATCGGCACCAGTTTCCATCCCACTGGCACAACCGGCGCGGGCGGTGCGGTGTAAAGCGGCGCTATATTTCTTTCAAGGTCTGTAATTACGCTCCAAACAGGAATGGATTCAACACCTCGCTTAGCCATTTCGCGATAACTGTCTGCATATGCCAGCACAGGATTTCTACCTGGCTTCGGCTCCGCCCGCTCCCGTTCTTTGCGCAGCGCCAGAAGCTCATCCATCGCTACAACGCCGAGACCAAACATCTCGTACTGCTCTTTGTCTTCTACCGGGTCATAGTCCTGCTGCCAGCATTCAAATGCGTTACGCAGGTCTTTTGCCTGTTCTGTGCTAATGGTGCTCATGGTTAATCCTTGTGATGTCAGATTTGAGAAACGTTTTCCTGCTGCCACACCTCGTCATATTCAGACTTCGGCATGTTAGCGACGTAGTTGTATGGGGATGCGCCTTCGACCTGAAGAAACTGGTGAGACTGGTCGTCGAGAAACAGTGGAACGCCACCTTCCCAGCCTTCTCCGTTTCGCTGCTTTTCGAGCATCAGAACAGATGCCGGACCGGCTAACAGCTGCTGGTCTTTATCATTGAGTTGCTCACCCGCCTGGACGCGCTGTAACGCTCTCTCCCGGCCTTTGTTGCGCCAGATGATAAACAGGTTGTCTGTGAGGTCGGTGATGGCACCAGAGCCTTTCACATCCATTTTCCCTGTGGGCTTTTCCTCGCTGTCTCCTTTGCGGGAGTGAGTAACGAGGATGATGTGAGAGTTGGTCTTGTTCTTGAAGTCGCACAGTGCGTCGACAAACGCTTTTTGCCCGTTGTAATCGTCATCGCCAATGCCGCACTTCATGAGGCTGTCGATGATGAAAAGCCGGATTCCATATCGGCGGCGGGCATAGGTGAATATCTCAATCAGGCGTTCAGCTTTCGCCGTTCCAGTCAGACCGAATAACCATAACCGGTCATCGTAGAAGTTGAATGCCGACTCAATCTCCAGAACCGGAGGCATCTTGCAGCATGTGGCCTGGCGGGTAAGACGCTTAAGCAGTATGCCGGGCTTAAGCTCCAGCGAAGCCACGCATGTTTTTACGCCCTGCCTCATGGCTTCCAGAGCCATATGACCGACGACTTCCGTTTTCCCATGGCCGTTAACGCCGTTGACAAGCGTCAACTCGGCTTCGCGAAACTGGAAGTTATAGGCCAGAGATTCCCATGGCGGGTTAAACAGGTATTGCTGCTTACCGTAGAACGCGTTGATGGTGTCCTGGTAAAACTCACGCGCGCTGTAGAGCTCTTCCGGGTCGAAGAATGCGGCACCGCCAAGACACTGCCAGATTTCATCTTCGGAGATGCCGTCCATCAGGCACTCGTTAATATCCTTGCGTGGTAGCTTGACCATCCGGCAGCGATGCTCACCGAGTCGGCTGGCTATCTCTCTGGCGGCTTCCTGTCCCACTTCGTCGTTGTCCATCGATATCCAGATTTCTTCGAAGCGATCAAGGTTGTGAAACTCAAACTCAATCCATTGCTGCTTAGCCCCCTTGCCGCCGCCGAACGGTACTGACAGTGCGTTGATACCGTACTGTGAGTAGCTCATGCAGTCGATTTCACCTTCGCACAGAACAACAGAGCGTACCTTGCTGTCCAGGGCCTGCCAGCCAAAAAGACAGGGCTCGCAGTCACCTTCAGCCATGATGACCTTCTTGCCGTTCGGTCGCTCGGTACTGATGCGCTTGACCTGAATAAGCTCGCCATCGCGCTTGTACGGGAATACCAGAGCGTCCAGCTCTCTCTCGCCGTTCCACACCTTTCCGCTGACGACTTCAAACGCTTTCGCCGTTTCCGGAGAGATGCCGCGTGATTGGAGGTATTCGATGTGATGCTCGGTTTTATTGCAGTATCGGGCGACTTTCTTTCGGTCAGGACGGGAGAATTTCTTTTCGCGCTTTGCGTCGAAGTGGTGGTCGTCATCGCGGATGCCGAGAAACGCTTTGGCCTCCTGCATCGCCTGATGGAGGCTGATACCACGACACGCCATCCACAGGTCAAGCATGTCACCGCCATCGCCTTCAGCGAAGTCAGCCCATTTCTTTTTGCCGTTGAGGTTTACTTTCAGGCTTGAGCCTTTGTCGCCGTGGACATTGCCCGCCACCCACTCATGACCGTCTTTCTTGCCGTTCGGCAACAGGTGCGGCGCTACCCTGTCGACCTGCGACCACAGCAGGTCACTTAGTTCGCTTGGTGTCATCAAACTGACCTCAGATCCAGACGGTTAAACCAGAATTCAACGAATGCAGGACTTAGCCAGCCATGGTTATAGCCAGCGATGATTAACGCTTTGATTCTGGATTTCATGGCTCACCTGTCGAAGAAGACGTAACCGGTTTTCGATACGGTGATCGGGGATGATGATGGTGATTTTGAATATTGGTTAGAAGGTCGCGATTTTTGGAATCCCCTGGCATTTCTTAGCCAGGTATTCAGAGCGCGATTCCAGTCAATGAATTTGCTTCCCTTGCTAAGGTGGTGGTCGGTGAATTTTTCAAATTCTTCCTGCAAGGATATCCCGTATTCTTCCGCCATCCTCTGATGTGAGGCTGAAGGTAAAAACCCTTCCGGCATCGAAGAGGATTTTTCTTGCTATCCAAAGGTTCTATGACTGGTTCAAAAGAGTTACTGGTTCTGGGTGAATCTCCTGCACTACCCCCTGGTGCAACTCCTGCACTACCCGGTGAATTTGATGCACTAGATAGTGAATTATTTGCACTACACCCTAGTGAATCTCCTGCACCATCAAGATGAAGGAGATAGATATTACTTGAGTTACCTTTTTCACCTTTCCGGGTGACTTTTTTACCAGCCCGGAATCACAAAGGGCCGCAATATGATTCATCACAGAACGTTTGCTAATCTCGCACTGGTCAGCAATATGTTGGTATGAAGGCCAGCATTCACCGTTATCATTGGCGTTGTCAGCCAGTTTTATCAGAACCAGTTTCCTCAATGGATTGCCGACCTTAATGCTCATGGCTTTAGCCATCAGATTCATGCTCATTTGCCCTTCTCCTTCGCTTTGTGTTCGTCCAGCATCTGCCGAAACTTCTTTGCAGCCGCCTCGCTGAAGCCACTAAGGAAGCGTTCACGGGCAAGGTTTTCTTTGCATCGTTATGGTCAACTACATGATTTCGTGCCATAATTACCTCGTTGAAATTGCACATATTTCGATACTAGGCCTCGAAGAATTCGCCGTTCTTAGGGGCTTTTTCTTTGGTAATTCCTTCCAGTGCATGCCTGAATGCACGACTGATCGGACTGGTATCTGAATCCATCCCAAACGCGCACAGAACTGATGCTATGAAGCGCCAGTCTGTCCGGCTTATCTTCGATTCATGACAGCCAATCATCTTTGCCAGACCGCGCTGTGTGACCGTAGAAAGATTGATGAGTAAATCTGTCTCTGCGCGGTCGATGTCGCGCTGGGACGGCTTGCTGTAACTTGCGTTTTCCATTCGGTATTCTTCCTTTGTTGTTTAGATAGATACGTGCGCAGGCCGTGGGGCCTGCCACTTGGTTTTTGCTTACCCGGTTAGAGGTGAGCGGCCAGAACTGTTAAAGAGCGGGTACTGCTTAGGCGGCTTTGTTATTGGATGGAGGGAAAACATCATCCAAAGAACATTGGCACCCTAACTTCCTGAGGCCTTCTACGATCATTCGGCAATCGTTAAGCCCAGGAGTACGGATATTCAGCTCATAGTTGGCGATGCGGGATTGCCCCCAACCAATTGCCGAAGCTAGTACAGCTTGCGAAACTCCGATTTTTTTCGCTGCTGGGCAATTTTGTTCATTGCGGTCTCCCTAGCATTAATCACACACCCATTACACACAATTTGTGATTAGCAGTCAACCTCAATTCGTGTACAGAGTTCAATCACGTTGCGTGTTACATTTAAGGGATGAAAACGATGCATGAAATTATCGGGGAAAGGATTAAGTCCCTTAGAGAAGCTAAAGGACTTAGCCAGGCTCAGTTGGCCAAGCTTTGCGGCTGGGCTGCGCCTTCACGCCTGGGAAACTACGAGTTAGGAACAAGAAAGGTTAGTGCAGATGATGCGCTGGTTCTTGGGGCTGCACTCGGCGTATCTCCGGCAAAAATAATGTTTGGCGAGGATTCCGACGCTGTATTTCGCCAATATGAGTACCCGTTATTTTCTTCAGTGCAAGCCGGGCCGTTTTCGGAGGTTGGAAGCTACACAGCCAGCGATGCAAAGGCATGGGTCCCAACGACCACAAAAGCCAGCGAAAAAGCTTTCTGGCTTGAGGTGAAAGGCCATTCTATGACTGCCCCGCAGGGCGTAAGGCCGAGCTTTCCTGAGGGTATGCTGATACTCGTTGATCCGGCCGAGCCGGTAGAGTCTGGGGATTTCTGCGTTGCCTCTGCAAATGGTGATTCAGAGGCAACGTTCAAGAAGTATGAGAAGGATGCAGGGGTTAGTTACCTGGTGCCTTTAAACCCGGCATACAGAACCCTGGATTGCGACCATAGCTGCCGCATCATAGGCAAGGTAGTTAAGGCGCAGTGGCCTGAAGAGACGTTTGGCTGATCGGCAAGGTGTTCTGGTCGGCGCATAGCTGGGAAATCCCAGAAGAAGAAAAGCACAATCTGGTGATTTTAGTTAGATTAAGTATTTGCGTAATCTTACGATAATTTATACACAGCGCGCATTCGACATTAGATCGGAGCGTTAACTATTCAGGGAAATTAAGAAAAAAGAGGACGAGATGGAACCAGAAGTAACACCTCCGATGCAGTCTCCCTTCGCTAAATGGAAAGGAAAAATCAACCTCGGCGGAGAAGATATAGACTGCTATGTTCTTGATACGGGCGATCGTGTTATTGCACTACGTGCTACAGTCAAAGCTATTGCTGAAGTAGACTCTGGCGCGCTGGCGGACTATATAGGTGCAAGGTCACTAAAAGACTATATAAACAGTGACTTAATCCTGGAGGAACTTTTAGAGTTTTCAGTTCCAGGAACGCAGTTTAAAAGCCAAGGATTAAAATCTGAGCAGTTCGAGCTAATCTGCCGTGGCTATATCCAGGCGCTTTATAGTACAGAATCGACCTTAACTCCTCGCCAGCGTCAAATTGCCATAAAGTGTGCCGTTCTTTCTTCTGGTCTTACAAGAACCGGCCTTGATGCGTTGATAGATGAGGCAACTGGTTATCAGTACGAGCGCGCCGAAGATGCGTTACAAGTAAAACTGAGAGCCTTTATAGCAGAAGAGTTAAGAGCTTGGGAGAAGACCTTTCCAGATGAGCTTTGGGAAGAGTTTGGCAGACTCACTGGTTGGAGCACCCCACTGCAAACACGACCTAAATGGTGGGGAAAGCTCGTGATTGAGTTGATTTATGACACGCTCGATCCTGATGTGGCTAAGTATCTCAGAGAAAACAAACCTTCAACGGGAGTTCACTGGCATAGGCAACTTACAGAAAATATTGGCGTAAGACAGCTAGTGTCTCGCTGCTGGGAAGTTATTGGTGTAGCGAAAACTTGCGACACAATGCATGAGCTTCGGAGCAGAGTAGCTCATCATTACGGGAAGAAGCCAGTGCAGATGACAATGTATCTACCGCCAGAAAGCGATAAAAGCGTGGAATAAACCCACCCCGGCCACCGCGCCGGGTTTTTTATTGCCCACCCATAAAGCTATCCGCCATTCTGCCGATAACTATCCAGCCTGAAACTGATAATAATAACTATCGCAACACTACCTGCCCGCCCGTGCGGGCTTTTTTATTGCCCTTTCCTTACCAGTTCCGCAGCATCCCTGTTAGCTCCCTTTCCTATAACATTCCCGGTCACCCTCCTGTTGTGCTCCAACCTTTCCACAAGGTTATCTTTGGTTATAGGCACCTGAGCAGCGACCAAATCAACCACGGCAAGTCCTATCGCATTCAGAATTAAACCCGCCTTTTCGTCATCCATATAACCTCCACCGCTTACTTTTCAATCGATCCAGCATATCACACTACACCATGCGCGGGATTATGGAATGAAATCCAACCCTCTAAACTATTTACACAAAAAAATCATACACATATCGTGTCTCTTTAAATTTTTACACATTTTGTGATTGACCATTAAATCACAATATGTGACTATCATTTCCATCAGCAGGACGCTGGTAGCCAAACGGAACAGATTGGCATCGCTCTTTAACATCGATGAACTCTCAACCTAACCGTTGAGACCAGAACCCAGGTGGTTTTGGAGATGGCGCGAATTGCAGCTCGCAGAAGCAACCAGAAGATAAGCATCTGGCGCGCCATGTACCTAAACCACTTAACCGGAGGTCAGTATGGCAACCATCATCTGGAAAGAAGCAAAAGGCACTGCCAAGAGCCGCTATAAAGCGCGCCGGGCCGCCAAGATTGAACAGGCACAGCAAGACGCTTCTCTTGCTCGCCGAATCGAACAGAAGCTCTCTGGTTGCGTCAGAGCAGACCGGGCCACTTCGCTCGTAGCTCTCCGCGACAAGAAGCCGGAAGTAACCGAACGCAAGCGCAACCCGGCATACAAGAAGCCGGTTAACCACCCTACCCACTTGATTAACGCGCACCAGAAAATGCGCGGCAAATCGATTCCGTTAATTTGAGGTGAGATATGGAAGAAGAATTTGAAGAGTTCGAAGAGCATCCACAGGATGTGATGGAACAATACCAGGACTATCCGTATGACTACGACTATTGATAAGAATCAATGGTGTGGACAATTCAAACGATGCAATGGATGCCAGCTTCAATCGGAATGTATGGTTAAGCCTGATGAAATGTTTCCTGTAATGGAGGATGGGAAATATGTCGATAAATGGGCAATAAGAACCACCGCAATGATTGAAAGAGAACTGGAAAAACTAAAGGCCGCATAGTCGGCCTTTCTTTTTGGCAGCAAGCCACTTATCTGAGGTGAGATATGGATGAGGAAGTCGAATGCGACGTATGCGGCAAAGGTATTGCTGTGGTTGCCGTTTACAGTGGCGATGGCAATGAAGAGCTGTGCCACGAATGCTATCACGACATTTACGACATTGATGATGAGGCCGCTGAATAGCAGCCGATAGCCGACATCTGAATAGGAGGCGTTAATGGAAGAGAACAAATACATCGTAGAAGTCATTGAGCGTAAATCTGGCGAGGTGATTAAGCACTTTGAATATGACAACTACAGGAAAGCCGATCGCGTTGAAGAGGGGTTACTGCGACAAACAAATCTCAGGGACTTCGATGTTGTGCTTCGCAAGGAATAGTAGCCGATAGCCGATCCCATAGGTCGGTTATCTGATGCAATCCGCATCATAACCAAGACAGGAGACGAAGACCTGTTCTGGTTAAATGGAGAAATAACCCTTGTTGTCTGTTCGCCCTCTCCGGAGGGCTTTTTTATGCCCGCATATCAACAGCGCTTCATTCGAGGCGTTTTCGCTATGCCAATTAACCAAGGATAACACCATGCAACAGTTCGCTTTTGCAGGGTGGCCTGTTGTGGGCTGCTCTGAATCCCTTCTCGATCGCATCACACGCAAGTTACGCACTGGCTGGAAAAAGCTGGCAGACATCCTCTCTCAACCCGGAGTGCCGCGTTATGACTATTTTGCCAGTTAACGGAACCATTCTGGTTCAACAAGGTAATCGCGAGTTCAACAAGCTCTATGAAGCTGCATTCCCGGATACGGATGAAGGACGCCACTCAGCCTATGAATGGGCGTGGGAAATCGCGATGGGATGGAATGATATTCAGGACGACGACTGGAACAAAAAACATGCTGCATGAATTAGAAGACGACGATTTCATCGCTCTCATTTCTCCTGAAATTGAAGAAGAGGTAGAGCAGCAAATTAACCTGGCGGCTGAACGCATGAATCAGCCAATCACGTGGCAAGAGTTCGCGGGGAATTACTCATGACAGATAAGCTTGTTTATCAGGCAATCAGCGCAGTAGCCAAGGAAATGGCGACTACCGGCATAAGCAAGGACAGGACGAACACACAGCAAAACTTCAAGTTTCGTGGAATTGACCAAGTCTATAACGCACTGGCTCCGGCGCTGGTTAATCACGGACTTCTTATCCTCCCCCGCATCACTGAGCGCACCGTAACCGAGCGCACGACCCCAAAAGGCACTGTCCTGTTCTATGTGGTGGTTAAAGCAGAGTTCGACTTTGTGAGCACAAAGGACGGCAGCGTTCACACGGTTGTGACATACGGCGAAGCGATGGATAGCGGCGACAAGGCAACGAACAAGGCCATGTCGATTGCCTACAAATACGCAGCGTTTCAGGCGTTCTGCATTCCGACAGAAGAGACGGCGATTGATGCTGATGCGGAGGTTCACCACATCCAGCCTGCTGATGCTGACACTATTCTGGCCGAGTTTACTCAGTATGCAGGAACCGAGAACGACGCGAAGAAATTGCAGGAGCAGTACGCATCAACATGGACGCGTCTTAACGGCTTCCCTGAACACCAGGCTAAGTGCAAAGACGTAACCGGCATCCGAATCAAAGAACTGAAACAGGCGGCATAAATGGCGAGCAAAGGCGTAAACAAAGTAATTCTGGTCGGCAACCTCGGGCAAGACCCTGAGGTTCGCTACATGCCTAACGGCGGAGCAGTGACAAGTCTGCGTCTGGCAACGTCCGAATCCTGGCGCGACAAGCAGACCGGTGAGATGAAAGAAGTAACCGAATGGCACAGCGTGGTGCTGTACGGCAAGCTGGCGGAAGTGGCGGGCGAATACCTGCGCAAAGGCTCGCAGGTTTACATCGAAGGTCAGCTGCGCACCCGTAAGTGGCAGGACCAGAGCGGTCAGGATCGCTACTCTACCGAAGTGGTGGTTAACGTCGGCGGCACCATGCAGATGCTGGGTGGAAAGCAGCAGTCAGACCAGCCTCGACAGCAATCTCAGTCCACAAAACAAAGACAACCAACCCAACAGTCATCAGCCCCTCCTATGGACTTCGAAGACGACGTGCCTTTTTAAAGCGGGAGGGGGAGATGGTTTATGTCATCACCACGGAAGAGGTGAATGAAGCAACTGGAAAGCCAGAGCTAATAACTTCTCACGGAATAGACAGGAATACCGGCAAGCAAGTCATTCTCCCTCCCGAACACCCGCAAGATATCGGCGCGGAGTTCTGCACAGAGCTCCAATCCTGGGTAATCCTTCAAAAATAATGGAGCCATCAATGTCATCACCTCTTCCCGGGGCGGGATACGCACGCCCACCAAAACGCTCCGGCACCAAAGAAGAGGTGCTGGCGCGTATCAAAGCACACCTGCAAGAGACGTTAGGAAAGCAGTACGAAACCGAGAGCAAGGAAGCTCGCATGACACGCCATGCTGACGCGCTGGCTGACCGTCAACTGTGGGATGACAACCTCGCAGCATCGTTTATGCCCGGATTCGTCACCACCGGCCCTCGCCGCCCTGAAGAAACAGATAACCGTATGCGCCGCTTCCTCGGTCGATACGGGCACGTTCGTAACGATTAAGGAGTTAACCATGTCACGAGACCAGGCAAATTATTTAACCGTAACCGTCGGCGGTAAGTCTGACCGCAAAAACACTCCGATGCCGAGCCGTGAAGAGCTCATGAAACGCAACAGCTTCGGCTCCGTGAATAACAACAAATACCTCAACCGCTGGCTGGGGAAAGGTAACGCCGCATGAGCAGAATACGAAACTTTGGTTGGAATCGCCTTAAGCTCGCAACGCTCTCATACGATCAGCTATCTCAGCTTGAAGAGCAGGTTAAGAAAGAGCACGCCGCTAGTGATGGTATCCACATGTACGATAAAGCGGGACGTGACAAACTCGATGCGCTTAGTTGGGCTGTGTACAACAAACAGAAGCAGGAGCGTGCCGCATGACAAGCACAGCAAAACTGAAAGCGGCGGCCCCGTATCAGTCAAGATTCTCTCGCCTTTGGGAACGTTACGACGAAGCCAGTCACGGGAATGCCGAGCAAATGCGCGACATCCTGGAAGTGACGCTCGATGCACTTGAATCCGCAGAGAAGCGCATCGCGGAGCTTGAGGCGCGGACAGTAGCGCTGCCACGCCCTGCTTGCACTTACGCAGACCACAGCTATCCCGCGTATAGCGAAAAACAGGTTATCGACCTGCTGAAATCAGCGGGCATCAACCTTGAGACAGGGGGTGAAGCGTGAGCGTAGAACTGGTCGATAAACGCCGTTCGGGCGAGCGAATAGCTGGGCTCGGACTGGCTAACGGCACGTGGTTTGCGGTGCTGGATATTCCTGGCATGGAGAAACTGGTCAACCAGCAACACACCAACGACCCGCTGGATGTGACGCCGGCCAAAGCCAAAAAGATGGCGGCCCTCGTTGAAGCGTGGACGCCGCCGGATGGATGGTCTGGAAGTGAGCCCGAAAAGATGAAGGGCTTCATCGTCGAGTTCCTTCGAGATTGCAACGGTTTCAGGAGCTACTAACTCATGACATTCACCAAAGAACAGCTGATCGCAGCAGCTCATGGGCGCATCGATTTTGCCAATATGATGCTTTCAGATAACCCTGAGCCTCTCAAAGAGCGCACGTGGTCTATCGAACTGGAGCTGGCGCGTATCGCTCTCTCGGCGCTGCGGGAGCGGGCGGATCCGGTTGCGGTTGTTAACTCGAATATGCGTAGGATCTGCAAAAAATGCAGCGCTAGCATCGTCGGGTATTCGGTTGATGGTCTGTGTGAAGATTGCTATTTGGCCGCAGCTCCCGCGCCGGTTGCTGCTGGCTGGATAGCGTGCAGTGAGCGGTTGCCGGAAGTTGGTGACATAGTTTTAACCGCAGATAATGGGTGTGTGAATGTTGGCGAAATGGAGCGCTCAGGAGCCAGTTACGGATACTTCACATCAGTCGTTTCTGGGCGCGAGCTTCCTGCTACACACTGGATGCCGCTACCGGAAGCGCCGGGCAAGGAGGGGTGAAGTCGGATATAAAAGACTGACGAACGCGTCAATTCCCTTTTTATTTCATATCTTTAACAACTTTCACCGGTTCACATTCTATGTCAATGTGGTACGCTCATATTTTAAACAGCAATGAGGTTAATATGAGCGATATGACATTCAATCCGTGCCCTTTCTGCAACTCAACCCCTGCATCAATCAAGGATACTGGCGCGGAAACGCCCATTTATTCTGCGAGCAGAGATTACTTTGACGTGGTTTGTAAAACGCAAGGATGTGCAATAGAAGGCCGAGCCATTTTCAACAAAGCATGGCAAATGGTCTCGCATGACAGGGATTTTACTAAAGAGGCGATAGCTAACAATTGGGTGTGATGTGCAAGGGAATTGACAGCCCGCCAACCTCAATTTACTGTATATAAATACAGTTATTTTGGGGTGCGTCATGAGCAAAGACTCGGACTATCTGATTATCTATCGCGGCGAGATACATCACCGCATTACTCCTGGTAGATGGGTGCTCATTCAGCGAGCGAAGGAGTACGGCGGCGGATGGTGGCTAGGGAAGGCTTACGATGACGTGTTTATGCTGGAGTTCGAGAAGCCGACGTCGATGGCGACCGCGACTGAGTACATCATGTCGCATGGAAGGATGCAGACATTCCCGCCGTGGGACGATGAATTTGAGTTAACACCATGACCCGCTTCGGCGGGTTTTTTATTGGAGCAAAGATATGAAGCTGATTGATTTACTGGTGCGAGAACTGCCGAAGCGTGGCGGGTGGCCTGAGGGTGTGGCAGCAATGGCGCAAGACTTCGACGGTGATGTGCAAAACTATGCTGACACTATTGATATTAAATTAGGAACGTACGCGAGTGGCTCGTCACGTATTCATGGGAGTTATAGCTTGCGGAAAATCAAGGCTGCAGAAGACCGCCGTAATGCCTTTGTCACCCGCGAACAGTACGAAGCCGCCCTCGCAGCTGCGCAACAGCCGGTATGGGGTGGTGATGGATTGCCGCCGGTTAGTTATGAGTGTGAGGCAAAGTACCGTTTGCCGAATGCCGAATGGTTTATCTTCCGTTGCGTCGGGATCGATTGCGGAGTTGCTTTCGGATGGGCTGGTAAGGAGGCAGTAACGCTGGACATAGACAGCTACGAATTCCGCCCTATCCGCCCAGAAGCTGACACGAAGCGAGCGGCAGGAGTAACAGCTTTAGCAAAGGCCGGAGGTGATGTCCATTTCGAATATGGCAGAAAGACGATTGATGGCGAACTGTCATCACCTGGATGGTACAAACTGTACGACAAAATAGCAGCTGGCGAAGTCGCTGGCATCCGCATCGAATGAGCCGCCTGATGGCGGCTTTTTTACGACTGGAGGAAAGCAGTGGAAGAAGAAATCTTCACCCGAGAGGAAGCTGCGGCATTCCTCAAGCTGGATAAGGGAACGGTTACTCAGTGGATCCGAAGCGGCCGGCTGCAGGCGGCAAAGATAAACCCGGAGAAACCAAAGAGCCCATACCGGATTTGTAAGTCAGACTGCATTGCGGCGCTAAAGTCTACACGACACAATAGCAACGTGAATGCGGTTGAGATGCAGAGGAATAAAGCATGTCAATCAAACTACGCGGCGACACATGGCACTGTGACTTCGTCGCGCCAAACGGCAGCCGAATTAGGCGATCTCTTGAAACAACGGACAAAAGGCAGGCGCAGGAGCTTCACGATAGTCTGAAGGCTGAGGCATGGCGCGTCGAAAAGATGGGTGAGTCGCCAAGGAAGACTTTCGATGAGGCCTGCATAAGGTGGCTAAGAGAAAAGGAGGAAAAGAAAAGTCTGGACGATGACAAGAGCATTATCGGCTTCTGGATGATGCACTTCGGCGGGAGACTCTTATCTGACATCACAGCAGCAAAAATAATGGAGGCGGTAGACGGGATGGAAAACCGCCGCCACCGGCTTAACTGGGAAATGACCCGTGACAGATGCATAAGGCTTGGCAAGCCTGTTCCTGAATATACCAAAAAGCTGGCATCTAAAGGAACGCGCACCAGGCACCTGGCAATACTCAGAGCCATTCTCAATATGGCTGTCGAATGGAGCTGGCTGGATAGAGCCCCAAAAATATCAACGCCACGAGTGAAGAACGGACGGATTCGCTGGCTAACAGAGGAAGAGTCAAAGCGTCTTTTTGCAGAGATAGCTCCCCACTTCTTCCCTGTTGTCGTTTTTGCTGTCACCACCGGCCTTCGCCGGTCGAATGTTACAAACCTCGAATGGTCTCAGGTCGATCTGGAGAAAAAGATGGCATGGATGCATCCAGATGAGACCAAGGCGGGTAACGCAATCGGTGTACCGTTGAACGAGACCGCATGCCAGATACTGGAGAAGCAGAAAGGAAAGCATAAGAGGTGGGTTTTCGTGCACACGACACCGGCTTACCGGAATGACGGTACGAAAACAGCCGCAGTAAGGAAAATGCGAACGGACAGCAACAAGGCATGGAGAGGAGCACTTAAGCGGGCAGGCATAAGTAACTTCCGCTTCCATGACCTTAGACACACCTGGGCTAGCTGGTTAGTTCAGTCTGGCGTTTCACTGCTGGCGCTAAAAGAAATGGGCGGATGGGAAACTCTGGAAATGGTACAGCGATACGCCCACCTTTCGGCCGGACACCTTAGCGAACACGCGAGCAAAATTGACACGATTTTGAATCGCAATGTCACAAATATGGCACAAGAGGAGAACGTGATTTATATGAACAGAAGATAA